AAAGCCTGACCCTTTTCTACCACCTGAGCCACTCTCTCAGAGTCACAACCCACCATCATGGGGTGATGGATTCACCCGCCGATAAACACCCAACGAGTATTAATGCGCTCTCATCAGAGAGAAGAGGAGATATATAATGAAACAAAAAGAACCTGATCAACGCGCGCGCGAAGCAGAGACTCACCGAGTTCTCAAAGAGCTTGACCGCCTCTTGGTGATGCGCCTCGAGGAACAGCTTGACCTCAATGATCCTGATGACCTCGATGTGTATAATAAGACCAAAGCTCTACGAGATCACATTAGGGAGACTTTGAAGAATGCCAAAGCAATCAACCAAACGAGAGGTTAAGAAGCGCGAGAAGCGCGAGAAGCTACTTGAAAACCTGAGAACAGGAATGAGCGTTGACGCCGCTTGTACTCAAAGCTCCATCAGTCGCTCAACCTACTATCGATGGATAGAAGAAGATGAAGAGTTCGCTGAAGAGGTTGAGGCTGCCAAGGATTTTAGTGAGGCTGTCTTGCTCGAGTCCATCAGATATCAAGGTGAGGCTAAGCAGGACTGGCGCGCGGCGGCTTGGATACTCGAGCGGCGTTTCCCTGATCGGTGGGGTGCCAAGCGAGAGGTCGACGTCAACGTATCTAACACCACCAACGAGACTGATGACATCATCATCAGCATGATTGAGCAGATATCTAAGCCTTATGAGGAGGTCACCGATGACCAAGCAGACACAGACGAAGCAGACGACTAGAGTTTACCTCAGGCGCTCGTGGTCGCGCTATGCTTCTCATGAGCGTGAAGATTATCAAATCCATGGATGGCATCGGCTCATCTGCTGTGAAGACTTCAGTGAGCCTCATCAGATCCTTTATCATGATATCCTTGATATCGAGCGCGGCGCTAAGGTCAGCGTGATCAAAGTCGGATCAGATAAGGTGAGGATTGAGGAGAGGTGGCGCGTCACTGATGCAGGGCTAAAGCTGGATGATTAGGCTCAACGAGCTCCAACACGGGATCATCTCTCGGATCGCTCGCAGTGAGAGAATCATAGCGGCGCGGTGTGGGTGGGGATCAGGCAAGACCTCGGCGCTTGTCTTCGCTCTGCTGTTCATCTCTCGGTTCAGACCTGGCACTAGCTCACTACTCGTCACCGACACCAACCCACGCTACAACTCAGTATTAATGCCTGAGATGGAGAAGTGGCTTAGTAAGTTAGGATGGACTTACAACCACACTCTAAGACAGTGGTCAGCGCCGAATGGCTCAACCGTTTGGTGCCGGTCCTATTATCGACCTGGCACACGAGACGCCACCCACAACCCGCTCGAGGGGCTCAACATCACCTCAGGTGTCTGCCTCATTGATGAGTGCCAGACGCTCTCAGCAGAGGTGGCTCATAAGGCGATGGGTCGATTGAGAGCGGGGCCGAGCCCCATCATGATCCTTGTGGGTCTGCCGGTGAGCGGCGCTTGGTGGTGCAACCTCGCAGAGGAGGCGAACTGTCAACCTCTCCTCTATACCTCATATGTGAACGCAGCCAATCTCAGCGCTGAATGGTTCGAGGCCACTAAGCTTCTACCTCAGGCTGAGCGTGAGGCCATGGTCCTGAATAAGCCAAGGCCACCCTCAGGGCTCATCTATTCTGAGTTCGACGAATCGCGCCACGTTATCAGCGGTTGGAAGTATAAGCCCTCGATGAGCGGACGCATCGCCATTGACTGGGGATTCAGGAAACCATCGGTGTTGATTATCGTGCATGATGATGAGTTGGCAGCAGACGTGATCTGCGCTGAGATCAACCCACAAGAGGTGACCACCTCTCAACTAGCCACCCTCATCTTAGCTGTGGCGTGGCCTCGCTCGCTGAGGAGCTCCGCACCGGCTGAGAGGATATGGCTAGATAATGGAGTCGCTGACAAGGCCGGTCGAGCGCGAAATGATCAGACAGGGCGTTCTGCCTTCCGAGCAATGAGAGGTAATCCACCTCATGGGCTCGGCTTACCTCTGAGGTCGAACACTGACCCCATCAGGACAGATGTTCTTAATGGGATTCAGCGATTGAAGCGGGCATTTGCTCGAGGTCAATATCTCATCACTAAAGAGGTGTGGGATAATGGCGAGCGCGCTCTAGGGAACTCAATCAGAAAGGCCATCATGAGCTATGGATGGGACAACAAAGAGCAGCCTAAGAAGGATGGGCGAGAAGACCCACTTGACGCTCTCCGCTATGACTGCATCACTTGGAACTGGTCAGACTCGCTAGTTGATCAGCGCAACTATCAACCACGAGCGACAGCCACCACTGACCGCCGAGTCAGAGTAGGTGGCGCTAAGACAAGGGGATTCTAATGGGTGATAAGGTCAACCATCCTGATCATTATCAGGCGCAGGGCTATGAGGCTATTGACATCATCGAGGCCTATGCGCTGAACTTCGCTCTAGGTTCAGCTTTGAAGTACATACTCAGAGCAGGGCGCAAGCCTAACGAGCCAGCCACCGATGATCTCTGCAAGGCGATTTGGTACCTACAGAGAGAGCTAAAGCGCAGGAACGACAATGAAGATCTATGATGACGGGATAGGTGAGGTGACTTATGTGAGCCATATGGGTCACGACTCAACGCCAGCTCACTCGGCGCGAGTGTCTCTCTATGAAGAGGCGACAAGCTCAAAGCTACAGATGACCAACAGAGACGCGATGTTGATTAAGTATCTCGCGAAGCATGGTCACACCTCACCCTTCGAGCACTGCGCAGCCACCCTTAAAATCACCTGTCCTCTGTTCGTTAGGTCGCAGATCATGAGGCATAGAACCTTCTCTTATAATGAGGTCAGCCGACGCTATACATCAGAAGATGTCCAGTTTTGGACTCCATCAGCTTTGAGAGCTCAACATCAAAAGCGCTTGCAGTGCTCCACTGATGAGGTGGTCCATGAGTCTGACCACTGGCTTCAATGTTGGGATCAGCACCATGAGAACTGCATGACGTTCTATCAGTTGATGCTCGCCTCAGGTGTGGCTCGAGAGCAAGCGCGCGCCATCCTGCCTCAGTCCACATACACTCACTTCTGGATGAGCGGGAACCTAAACAACTGGGCTAAGTTTTTGAGGCAGAGGTTAGATTCACACTCTCAGCCTGAGACAAGAGCTGTGGCTTCTGCGGCTCGTGATATACTTATGCAGCACTTCCCCATATCTCTCAGCGCTCTCCTAGATGACGCTGAGAAAGTCGAGCATTGAGAGGCCTTATGTTTGAAGATGACGATGAGACAATCTGCGCTCACTGTGGACTAGTTCAATGCCTTTGCGATGTGAGGCAAGAACATGACTGTGATGATGATGACTGTGATTGTGGCGTTGATTGCTCATGCTGTATCAACGGTCAATGTAACTGTCACTTCGAGGATTGAGCCATGAAGATCAGAGAGAGGAGGCTTGCAATCGTCCTTCTCGATCTCATCGGCTCAACTCAGTTTGTTCAGAAGGTGGGCGCTGTCAAGGCGGCGCGGTGGCTTCAGTATCACGACAGGCTCACCCGCTCTCTCATGTATCGCTTCTCAGGCAGAGAGATAGATAGGTCAGATGGATTCCTGCTGAGCTTCGAGGAACCTATCAACGCGGTGAACTTCGCGCTTCATTATCAGCTCACAGTACCACCACGAACTCGCCTCAATACTCGCGTGGGCGTGCACGTCGGATGTATTGCTGAGGTGACACAACATGAGCTAGATGTGCTGGTGGGCGCTAAGCCGGTGGAGTTAGAGGGCATCGCCAAGAATATCGCGGCGCGAACCATGAGCGTCTGTGGTCCAGGTCAGGTGCTACTCACAGAGGAGGCGTTCAAGGAGATTCGAGGCCACACCAACAGCATGACACCCAAGGGAACAAGATATGTGATGGTAGGCCTCTATCGGTTTAAGGGTGTTAAAGAGCCTCAGGTGATTTATGCTGTCGGCTCACGCATCGAAGCTCTCCAGCCACCTCCGAGCAGTGAGAAGGCCAAACGACTTGGAGGGCCTAAGCGGGTGAGGTCGCGCGCTCGAGATCGCAAGCTGAAAGAGTGGGTGAGCTGGGCGCTGCCTAGATGGGCCCTCATTAATATCATTTATATCATCTGCTTGATGTGGCCTTGGTTGACACATCAACTCCCCATCATCTTAGAGATAGTGAGGTTCATCTATGGAGAAGATTAAGTCTGAGAGAGAGGTGACGAGCGAGATCAAAGCGCGGCGCGGTTGGTGGTTTAGCGTCTTCTTTATGGTGCTCGTGGTCTTCCTGATCCTCTTCCTGACCTATGTTGAGATTGTCGAAAAGAACCGTGATGTTCTAGTTGGGATCTTGGGCATGATTACAGGGTCAATCTCCTCGATGATGGCTATAGCCTCAGGTCGCGACCCATCAGAGGTGGAAGAACTAAAAGATAAATTATCTTCTGCCAACGCCGATAGAGAAGCGCTCATCGCTCGCCTCAGAGATGCACAGATTCAGATGCAACTATTAAGAGAGCAGATACATGAGCTGCAGGTGGCGGTGATTGATAAGCTCAGCATCTTTAGCGGTGATCATCCCATCAAAACCAAAGATGAGAACTCGGTCATCCTTCATCCATCGGTTGAAGAGTGGCTCCCTCACAGTGGGCTAGACAAACAAAAGTAAAGCGATTATTATCTAGTCGAGTATTGATGCGCTCCATTTGGAGAAAGTGAGAAGACCACCCCAAGAGGAGCATCTATGCACGATCACACTGAAGAGCGTGAGACTCGACATTTTAGAGCGCTCTCACCTCGGTTTAGGACGCGAGGAATCACTGGCACTCAGATCAGTGGAGGGGTGATCACAGGCAAAGAGCAGAATGCTCAACTCACCGGCCTCAACTGGGTGCAAGAGGCTGAGGAGATGTTAAGGACTGACCCCATTGTCAGGCGCTCATGGCATATGCTCAGGCAGACTCTTCTCTCTGCCGCTTGGAGATTCGAGCCAGGGATTAAAGATGATCCTATTGCTGAGGAGCTCGCGCGGTTCGCCAATGAGGCTTGGGGCTTCGATGGATACTCAGGTCAGATGTCGATCAGTTGGGAAGATCAACTAGCATATCTGTTTGAGTTCGTCCCTCTCGGCTATCGATACGCAGAGGAGATTTACAAGGTTGGTCCTGACTCACGCGGTGAGACTAAGGTATGGCTATCTCATTACGCCGACCGCGAGCCAAGCGCTCATCAGAAGTGGCTGAGTCGAGACGCTCAACAGCTCGATGGGGTGATTCAGAACACAGTAGGCATCACTTACACTCCTGAGCCCATCCCTGCCAACAAGCTCTTACTACTCACCCTCAACAAGACCGGTTCAAACTTTGAGGGCGTCGGGATGCTTCGTCCAGTGTGGTGGTGGTGGCGTACTAAACAGAGAGTGGCTAACCTGATGTGCGTTGGCCTCGATAGATGGGCCGTCCCATCTCCAAAGGTTGTGGTCGACCGCTCTCAGGCTGAAGCGCTCGGTTTATCTGATGGTGACATCGACGCTATGATTGATGATGCAGAAGCTCAAGCAAGAGCTTTCATCTCAGCTGAGCAGAGCTATCTAGTAGAGAACGCCGCTGTTAAGTTCGATACCTACGCAGCCACTCCTAATCTCTACGCTGATGGCCCCATCAATATCATAACCAAATGTGATTCTCAGATAGCGGCCGCCTTCCTCACTCAGTTTGCCGACCTCGGGAACACCGAGACAGGAGCGCGCTCAGTTGGTGAGATTCATCTCTCTGTCTTCAGACGAGCTGCCATCAACCTTTGTGATCTAGTCGCTTCAGCTGTAAGCGGGATAGATCGAAGAGGCGCTGGAACTATAGGACGCCTCATCCGCTGGAACTATGGCGCTGTTGATCCTTCTAAGCTACCTCGCCTCACCCATACCGGCCTCGATACTGATGACCTGGCTGAGTCACTCGGCATGTTGCCAGGTCTAGTCCAAGCAGGGCTACTCACTCCTGATGATGAGCTCGAGCGAGCAATCAGAGAGAGACTCGGCGCGGGTGTATTACCTGATGAAGCTGAGCGCTCACCAATCTCAAGAGTCTCTGCTGTGGGTGGTGGTGGCTCAGTCTCAGCGCTCGCTGAGCAGCTCATCAGGAGACGCCGAGATGGTTAAGATTAAGAAGCGCACCCAAGCGCAGACACCAGCTCCACCGAGCGACCGCAAGACGGGAAGCGCCAAGAATCCTGAGGGCTCAGCGAGTGGCGCTCGTGGTGGTATCGAGATAGGCGAGCAAGCCACCAAAGCTCTTGAGAAGATGCGAGATGATCACAACAAGCGCTTCACTAAACCTGCTCGTCGTGTAGACCTCGGCACACTCAAAGCAGTCTTTAGACGTGGCGCGGGTGCTTTCTCGGTGAGCCATCGACCAGGGATGACACGTAATCAATGGGCTCTCGCTCGAGTGCGCACCTTCTTAAAGCTGGTCGCCACAGGTCAGCGCAAGAAGGCATATACAGGTGACCTTGATCTTTTACCCAAGGGCCACCCTCAGCGCAGAGAGGCAGAGACTCAGGCTGAGCTGTTAGCTATTCCTGACAAATACTCTCACATCGACTTCACCCCACCCAAAGGAGCCCGAGACGCCGCCAAGCGAGCGCTTGAAGTGAGAGCTGATAAGCCCTCCTCTCAGCGTGGGATGACTCCTGTTGGCATCGCGCGCGCTCGTGACCTCAGCGCGGGTAAGCAGCTATCTCCTGAGACAGTCAAGAGGATGCTCGCTTACTTCTTTCGTCATGAGGTCGACAAGCAGGGATCAACATGGGATCAGCAG